CGCGCACTTCGACACCTGGAATCTGAAGATCTGGAAAAGGAACGTCGAGCCGACTGGGATCGCGCCGAAGCCAAAGAAGAAAAGAACCTGGGGATCCGCTGGGAAGAAGAACGCGAAGAAGAAGAACGGGCTGAAGAACGGCGCCAGGAACGACTTCGCGAAGAACAAGCACCCAGGGCGCCCCATAACTTGCGGACGGACGGGGGTGATGAATAATGGCAAAGGAACAAATGGGAGATCGCGAACGCGCCTTCATAAAGCGGGGGCTGGGAAGAATTGAACCGATCGGCGAAACCAACACCGACAGCGATCGGCTGGACAACCTTCACGACTGGGGATCCTTGCTGGACAGCATGATCGAAGACGTGATCGACGTGTCGAAGAACGCGTTCGACTATGAATATTCACGGGGGAAGGCGGGCGAAGAAGCCCTGGCGATCCTGAAAAGACTGAACCGTCGGATCAGCTACGTCCTGGGCGAATAAACGCTTGACACACACTTGAAAAGTGATAGAATGAAAAAGGCGCGGAATGCGCGGAAAGGAAGGCACAAAATGGACTTTAGAAAATTAAGGGCGGACGAAATCGAAATCAGGGTTCGCGAAATAGTCAAAGGGGGCGCGAAGGTTTTGCTTTATAAAGACGCCCGTTGTGACATGGCGATCCTGGACGAAACCGTCGGCGCCGAACGCTGGCAAAGGGATCACAAAGACGTGAAGGGCGTGCTGTTCGGTGGCGTCGGGATATTCTTCGAAGCGATCGGCTGGGTATGGAAATGGGACGCGGGAAAGGAAAGCAACACCGAAGCCCAGAAGGGGGAAAGTTCGGACAGCTTTAAGCGTGCATGCTTCAACTGGGGAATAGGTCGTTCACTCTATACGGCGCCCAAACAGCTGACGCTTATGTTCGAAACCGTCGAAGACGGAAAAGACAAGTGGGGGAAACCGATCTACAAATTGAAAAACCCGTGGGCTATGATCGGCGTACATATGAAAGAGATCACCTATTCGGGCGACAAAATCGCGTCGATCAAGATCGCGGATCGCGACGGAAAAGTGATTTGGGAAATGGAACCGCTGGAAACAGATCCGATAAGCGACAACCGTGTCGACTGGATCAAGGAACAATGTCAGAATGACGAAGGCAAGCTGGACGCGATCAAGGCGTCCCTGGGCGTAAAGTCGCTGGAAGTTATCACGAATAAACAATTCAAAGAAGTGATCGCATTGATCAAGAAGGGGACAAAATAATGGCTAATATTTTTGAAATAAACAAAGCAATTCTGGACTGTATGGATTTGGAAACTGGGGAGATCTTCGACGAAGAAGCCCTGGACGCGCTACAAATGGAACGAACCGAAAAGATCGAAAACGTCGGTCAGTGGATCAAGGAACTTCAGTACACCGCGAAGGCGATCGCTGAAGAAGAAAAAGCCCTGAAGGAACGTCGCGCAAGCATGGAAGGCAAGGCTGACAACCTGATCGACTACCTGACAAGGGTAATCGGAGAAGGCAACAGCTTCGACACCGCGAAGATCAAGATCGGCTGGCGCAAAAGCACAGCTGTCGAAGTGGACGACATGGACGCGCTTCCCCAGGAATATGTCAGGGAAACCGTCAAGTTCGATCCCGACAAGATCGCCCTGAAGGACGCGCTGAAAAACGGCGAAATTATCCCTGGCGCGCGCCTGGTCGAACGTCACAAACTATACGTCAAATAAATCGCTTACAAGTTAATCTGGCGCCCCTGGCTGGCATGTTATGGGCGCCTGAAGGAAGGGGACAACATGGAAATATCGAACGAATCACAAAAGTAAACGGGCGGAAGCACTTCGGAACCCTGAAATGTCAGTTTTGCGGTCACGAAGTACACGATCAGGAAATGCGAAGGGGTGACGTCTATCAGGAAATACTTCTGGGAATGCGCTGTCCGAAATGCAACGAAAGCACAGTCAGCCACGCGCAAAAGCAAAGGCGGGAAGGGGTGATCTGAATGTTTAATAATTACATGGTAGTTAAAACAAAAGACGGACAATATTCGGTCATAACAGATCGGACTAATCTGAAATGGTTCGGGGAAAATGTTCATTCGGTCATACAGCTGGGGATCGGCTTCGCGGAAGCCCACGCCCTGAAAAACAAATTGACGAAGGGAGAACAAAACAATGATAAATAATCACCAGTGTAAACATGCGAAAATCACCGAATTAAGAAGGGGACTTCGCGCCACGCTGAAAAGCTGTCCGCACCACGATCGCGGACTTCTGGTCGCCAGTTCGTTCACATGCTCGCGCTGTCGATTTTATACGGCTTTTACCATTGACGACATGGTCGAAGCGGAAAGGAAGGCACAACATGATCGCGAAGCCGAAAAAGAAGTCGGGCAAGCATGCGCTGACTAAAGCATGCGAAATACCTTTTTCCGTCAAAAAGATCGTCTTCGAACGGGACGGCGGTCGCTGTCTGTTTTGCGGATCCCGCGGGCTTCCTGAAGCGCACTTCATACCACGATCACGTCATGGGCTGGGGATCCCCGAAAATATCGGAACCGTTTGTCGTGAATGTCATGACATGTTCGACAAAAATGCTTCACTTCGCGACGAAATGGAAAAAGACTTTCGGGATCACCTGGAACAATTTTACCCAGGTTTTCCCGACGAAGATCGGATCTTCAAAAAATGGAAGGGGTGGGCTAAATGAACGACTGTTTCTGGTATTATATCGTCGCATGCGCCGAATGTCCAAGCTACTGTTCAGGCTGTCAGAAATACATATCAATAAATAATAGCGACGGAATGAATCTGGTTGATGAATGGGACGAACTGGTCGCGAAAACACTTCTTCCAGTCCGCACGGCGTTCATACTGGAAAAGGGGTGGGCGAAATGACAGAACTAAAACCTTGCTTATGCGGGAGTAAAGACGTACGGACATGGATTACGTTCGGCGGACGATTTGTGGCTATCTGTAATGATTGCGAACGAAAAACATATCCAAGAGCAACCGAAGAAGAAGTTATAGGTGCATGGAATAGGATGGTGCAAGAATGATAGAACTATACATGGGAGATTGCTTAGAACTTATGAAAGACCTACCCGACAAGTCTATTGATCTTATTCTATGTGACTTACCCTACGGAGTTACTCAAAATAAAAAGGATATAAGTTTATCTTTTGATTGTTTGTGGGAAAATTATAATAGAATTATTAAAGATACTGGGGCAATACTATTATTCGGACAAGGGTTGTTTTTTGTAGATTTAATAAACAGTAATCGTAAAATGTTTAGATACGATTTGGTTTGGGATAAGGAACTTACTTCGGGATTCTTAAATGCAAATAGAATGCCCCTACGAAGTCACGAACAAATAGGGGTGTTTTATAAAAAACAACCCACTTACAATCCTCAATTTTCCATTGGAAATGCATTACATGGGAGGGGTACTGCGTACAAAACCAAAGAATTAAAAAACAACAATTATGGAAAATTTGAGGTTACTGCGGATAACCGAAAAGGGTCTACAAAAAAATACCCAAAATCCATATTACGATTTACAAAAAGCCACCCTAGCAAATCTCAACACCCTACTGAAAAGCCAACAAGTTTACTAGAATATTTAATCAAAACATACACCAACGAGGGTGAAACAGTATTAGATAATTGTATGGGTAGCGGTAGCACAGGATTTGCTTGTATCAATACTAACCGAAATTTTATTGGTATGGAATTGGATGAAACGTATTTTAGCATAGCGAAGTCTTTGGTGGACGAAGCACAAAACCAGATCCGCATGTTTTGAAAGGTGGCGAAAAGTGAACAAGGACGAAATACAAGCCTGGCTGACACAGCTGAAAAAACCCGTGGATCCTGACGGACTATGGATCATCAAACTAATATCGACGAAGGTCAGAACCCTGAACGCTAATCGGTTTTACTGGGCGCTAAACGCCCGCCTGGTCGACGTTTTGGACAAGCCCGAACTGGAACTTCATGTCGAACTTCTTCGGAAGTATGGCACGACAAAGGTCGACGAAGACGGCGTTCCTATGGTTTATAAAATGCCGTCAGAAGTCCCGCTTGAAAAAATATATAAATACGTTGACATTGTCGAAGACTTCGGGCAATATAGAACGTGGCGGATCTTGAAAGGATCCAGCGAACTTTCCCCTTCCGAAATGCGGATCTTCCTTGACGGCGTCATTGATGAATGTCACGAAGTGGGCGTTCGGGTGGACATTAAACCGAAGCAATATGAAGACATGATCGAAAGGTGGGCGCAAGATTATGGCGAATAAAAGAATGTTCAGTAAAAAAATATTACAAAGTGACGCATTTTTTACATTAAAATGCACAGCGCAACTATTTTATATCCAACTAAATCTGGAAGCGGACGACGACGGTTTTGTCAATAATTCCAAAATGATCATGCGAATGTCGGGGGCGACAGAATCAGATCTTCAACAGCTGATCAGTCTGAAGTTCGTGATCCAAATGGACGACTTGCTTGTCATAAAACATTGGAAAATACACAACTATATCCCCGCTGACAGATACCACGAAAGCACCTATAAGGACATGAAGGACTTTCTGGATATTGATGAAAATGGGGCATATCGGGAGAAAAAAACACCGAAGACAAAGCGTAAGCAACCCGTAGACAAAATGTATACAGACTGTATACAAAATGAATACTCAGATAAGATAAGATTAGATAAGATAAGAATAGATAAGAATAGCACCGCCGAAGCGGATCCTGATATGTCTATTCTGAATATTCCAGAAGCGATCAAAGAGAACTTCGACACCTTCCTGGCTATGAGAAAAGAAAAGAAAAAACCGATCACAACAGATCGCGAACTGAAGCTTCTTTTCAACAGACTTCAAAAACTATCAGAAGGGCGTTATGAAGTTATGAATCAAATGCTGGAAAACGCGATCTTGTCGAAGTGGACTTCCGTCTTCGAACTGAAACCCGAAGACATGGCGAAATTGACGAAGAAGAAAAAAGCCGAAGTCTATGAAGCGACGCCGATCGAGATCAAGAACCC